TTAAATTTATAGGTACAACAAATGTCTGATTGGTATAAAGAACAACCAAGAAACAGGAATTTTTTATCCCCACAGGGATTTAAAATGAACTTTGAAATTTTTCCAGACACAGAGTTCTTTTGCCAAGCAGTTAATTTTCCTGACATTTCAGTTCCATTTACTGATGTTCCAACTAGATTTAGATCTTTTCCTATTATAGGTGGGGGTGGTGTAAGTTATGGGGACTTACAAGCTACCTTTATTATTGATGAAGATATGCATAACTATGCTGAGATATTTAATTGGATACGAAACAACGGACAGTCTGAAAATACAGCGCCACTGTATCTTTCAAGCGCACAACTTACAATCCTTACGTCAAATTTTAATGCAAACCTTGTAGCAGATTTTAGATACATGTTCCCGTTCTCCTTGTCTCAAATTCAATTTGATGCTACAATAGGAGAAGAGAGTGTTGTTACAGCACAGGCATCGTTCAAGTATGCCCAAATGAGTTTCCGTGATAATAGCTTTAACGTATATGACCCGAATTGAAAAACTTGCTAAATTATTTGATCACATTAAAGAAGAATGGAGGAAGGATAGTCAAATTGATTTTGATATTAAAGACGGAGTATACTCTGAGAACCTAAGTGTTATCTCGTTAGACACTCCTTTTCAACACAATAAATACTTAAACCATCATAGCGATCTTTCATTAATGAAGGTGTCGCTGGAATTTGAATTTAGAAAACTCATCAGAGAGAAGCGAGAGTATTACGGAGGGGAGGCAGACGCAAAAGTATATGCTGAGAAACCATTTGGTGCCAGCATTAAGACTTCTGAAAAGATGAGGGTATATCTAGATTCAGATAAAGATATTCTGGACATAGAAAGCAAAATTAAGTTAATCGATGTGATGCTTAATTATCTTGATAATGTAATGAAGATGATCACCCAGCGAAACTACCTGGTAAAGAACGCAATTGAATGGGAGAAATTTACTAATGGGTTATAATGTCTGTCATCACCATTCAGAAAAAGAACGAGGTTTACTTCAAAGTAATAGGTGAACCACACGTCCATCAGGAACTATCAGACTACTTTACATTTGAACTTCCTGAGGCAAAGTTTCTAAGACGCAATCCTAGGTATCGACACTGGGATGGAACTATCCGCCTGTACTCCCCCGGTACAGGTGAGATATATTGTGGTCTCTTATCTCAGATACAAGACTTTGCTGAGAAGAGGTCATATGATATTGAGTATGTTAACAACAAATATTACGGCGATGTAGTAGAGACGAACGATGCTACTGCTCGCGGTATCAAAGGATTTATGAAAGATATCTCTAAGGTCAAACCTAGAGACTATCAGTATGACACAGTGTATAAAGCTATCAAGAACAATCGCGGTCTGTTTGTATCTCCAACAGGTTCCGGTAAGTCTCTGATGATTTATTCTCTTGTGCGTTGGTATTATGAAAGTGGTTCTAAGATTCTAATTATTGTGCCTACCACATCTCTTGTAGAGCAGATGGTGAAAGACTTCAAAGATTATGGTTGGAATGCTGACGACCATATGCATCAGATTTATTCTGGTAAGGACAAGAACACAAAGAAAGATATTATTATTTCTACTTGGCAATCACTCTACAAGTTTCCTAAGTTATACTTTGATGATTTTGATTGTGTAATTGGTGATGAGGCACACCTGTTTAAGGCAAAGTCCCTCACTGGTCTGATGACTAAATTACACAATGCTAAGTATCGTTTTGGATTTACTGGAACACTGGATGGTAGTAAGACACACAAGTGGGTGCTAGAAGGATTGTTTGGACACTGTGAGAAAGTAACTCGCACTGATGATCTAATTCAAAAAGGATATCTATCTAACCTCAGAATTAAATGTCTAGTTCTCCGTCATGAGTATCAATACTTTAATGACTATCATGAAGAGATGGAGTACATTGTTTCTCATCAAAAGAGGAACAATCTTATTAAAAATTTAGTTAACAATCTAGATGGTAATACCCTTGTGTTATTCAACTATGTGGAGAAGCATGGGGAACCATTATACGAAATGATAAATAATAGTGTAGACCCTGAGCGCAAAGTATTCTTTGTATCTGGTGCTACTGATACTGAAGACAGAGAAGAGGTTAGGGAAATTGCAGAGAAAGAAGACAATGCCGTTATCGTTGCTTCTTATGGAACATTCTCTACTGGCATTAACATCAAGAGACTACATAACATCATCTTCGCCAGTCCTTCCAAGTCCAGGGTTAGAAATTTACAATCAATTGGTCGAGTCCTTAGAAAAGGCGACGGCAAAGCGATAGCAACACTATATGATATATCTGATAATATCTCTACTAAAGGCAGAGAAAATTATACACTTCGTCATCTCTACGAACGTTTAAAGATCTATCAAGAGGAGAACTTTAACTATGAAATCATTAAGATTAAATTGACATAATGGAAGAACCATTTTACGCAGTTATAAAACTGAAGACAGGGGAAGAGTTAGTATCTCAAGTTTCTTATGCTACTGAAGAAGGACTACTAACTCTTCAAGACCCTATGGTTGTTGAACCTATGCAGCAAAAGAAAGGTCGCCAGAACATAGAAGGATTTGTATTAAGAGATTGGATATATGCTTCTTATGATGATTTCTTTTTTATCAGTCTAGAAGATGTATTAACTATGTCTGAACTGGATGAGAATATAAAAAACTTTTACATTAACACTGTAGAAAATAAATCTGCACCTACCAATATACCTGATAATACAAAAATTGATATGGGAACTTATGGCGACAGTGGTGCCCGCCAATTTCTACCTGACCTGAGCGAAAAAGGGTATCTAGGTTCTGTAGAAGCAATGAAACAACTCCTAGAAGAACTCTATAAGAAGTCCTAGCTTTAAAGCTTATAGTTCTTTATCTCTCGGACATACTTATTCTAGTGTAGTTTCTGAGGTTTGTCAAGCCCCTTGACAGATGCTCTACACTCTGTTATAGTATAGAGACAACAAGCATACCAGCAATGGCACATGGCAAAAGCAAAAAGCAAAGAGTATTACGTCAACAATAAAGAGTTCCTTGAAGCTCTAATCGTATACAAAAATAAAGTTCAAGAGGCAGAGGAGCAAGGTAAACCAAAACCTCGTATCCCAAATTATATTGGCGAATGTTTTTTGAAGATTGCTACACACCTTTCATACAAACCTAACTTCGTGAACTATATGTTCAGAGAAGAAATGATTTCTGATGGTATTGAAAACTGTGTGCAATACATTGCTAATTTTAATCCAGATAAATCAAAAAATCCTTTTGCTTATTTTACTCAAATTATCTGGTATGCTTTTTTGAGACGCATTTCAAAAGAAAAACGTCAGTTAGATATTAAAACTAAAATTGTAGAAAAGAGTGGTCATGAACATTTAATGCACACAGATAAATTTGATGGTGATATGTCTGGTATGAATCATAGTTATTCAGACATGACTTCTATCAAAGAAAACATTGAAGTTAGAATGGAAAATCGTTAAAATTTATATGTAGTATATTAAAATAATTTTTTGTGTATTTAAATTTCCATGAGTGAATACAATTTACAACATCCCAATTTAACAAATCTCCTTCCTCTATAGAAACATTAATTCCATTATAAAATGTATCTAAATTTTTTGGAACATCAATTGGAATTAGGATAGAACCGTAAGATGTTGATGGATAGTTTAATTCATACCCAGTAGGATCTTTATGAGGTTGTACATCACCCCATACTCTAAAATAATATACATTATAGATATCTTTATTTTCAAATAACTTTATAACATCATTATTCAATATTAAATTTTTTTTAATCTCACCCGTCAGATAATTTTTTATGTGTACCATTTTAAAATTGGGAGTATAATAACTTCTTGGTTTGTACAACTCTACACACAAAGGAGCAAAATCTTCTACGTTAACATTTGGTATTACTTCTTCACTTAAATCAATCTGTTTCATAGATTGATAAATTATATCTAAATTTTCTTTAATCTGATTAAACATGACTATCGCTCTCATCACTGATCAACACCTAGATGGACGTAAAGGTTCTGGTGTATTTTGGAATTATTTTGAAAAGTTTTATAAAAATGTATTCTTTCCATATTTAGAAAAGAACAACATCACCACCGTGATTGACCTAGGTGATACATTTGATAATCGTAAATCAGTAGACTTCAATGTACTACAGCGCGTCAAGAAAAAATATTTCGATGTGCTACAGGATATGGGTATCACCCTACATATGATATTGGGAAACCATGATACCTATTACAAAAACACAAATGAAGTTAACTCTCCAGATTTGCTTCTATGTGACTATAATAACATTATTGTATATAATAAACCTACCACAGTAATTGTAGAAGACACACCCATTGCTCTTATCCCCTGGATTAACGCAGGTAATCTAAATCAGACCATGGAGTTTATTGACGAGACACCTGCTAAGGTTGCTATGGGACATCTAGAACTGAATGGGTTTGAAGTTACTCCTGGCATGAAGATGGATCATGGTATGGACCCATCACTCTTCTCTAAGTTTGACAAAGTATTCTCAGGTCACTTCCATCACAAGTCTAAGAAAGGAAACATTCAGTATCTAGGTAATCCTTATCAGATGTTCTGGAATGATTGTGATGATGCTAGAGGGTTTCATACCTTCGACCCACCTACACAAAAACTTAAGTATCACAAAAATCCATTTGTGATATTCAAAAAACTCTATTACAATGATGCTGAGAAATGTCAGTATTACTTTGATGAATACAAAGATTGTTTTGTTAAAGTTATCGTAGAGCACAAAACAAACTACGCTCAGTTTGAAGTTTTGATTGATGGTCTCCAGAAAGCAGGAGCACACGATATCAAAATTCTAGAAACACTTGTAGAGGATGATACGATTGATGATGCAGACCTTGAAGTCAAAGATACTGCAACACTTCTCAATGAATATATTGATGAGGTCGAAGTATCCGTAGACAAAACTATGCTCAAAAATCTTATGCGAAACCTATATATTGAAAGTCTAGAAGTCGTCTAATGTATATCATTACGCTGGAAGATAAAGAAGAGGGTGTGTATTCTATCTTTGATGAAGATGGAGATTATGTAATCCCTGTTTTCGAACAAGAGGAAGATGCTGAACGTTACTACTATATGTTGGAAGCGGGTGTCAAGGAATACCCACCTCTTCAAATTTTTGAGATAGACGGCACAAATTTTATTAAGATCTGCGAGCAGAAGGAGCAGAAGTATGCTATAATAACCAAAGATGACCTGCTCGTACCACCCATTGAAGATGACCTATGATTTGTTTTGAGAAAATTCGCTGGAAGAACTTCCTTTCTACTGGCGCACAATGGACTGAAGTAAACCTTACCAATAACAAAACTACACTTATCGTCGGACAAAACGGAGCAGGCAAGTCAACCATCCTAGATGCGTTGACTTTTTCACTCTTCGGGAAACCATTCCGTAAGATTAATAAACCGATGCTACCTAACAGCATTAACATTACAGACTGTAGAACTGAGATTGAGTTCTCTATTGGTAAAAATCAATTTAAGATTGTTCGCGGTATTAAACCAAACATCTTTGAGATTTATCAGAACGGAGAGATGTTAGACCAATCTTCTAGTGCTGTGGATTACCAGAAGCAACTAGAGCAGAACATCCTGAAGATGAACTACAAGTCATTCACACAGATTGTGGTGCTTGGTTCTTCTACCTTTGTTCCATTCATGCGTCTGCCTCTGGCACAACGTCGTGAGATTATTGAGGACATTCTTGATATTCAAATCTTCTCAGTGATGAATAATAAACTCAAGGAACAATACAAACTCACCAGTGATCGTGTAAAAGACCTTGGATATGAATCTGAATCCACACTGGAGAAGATTGGTATGGGTGAGAAGTTCATCAAACAGTTAGAAGATGAAGCGGACAAACTTATCTTTGACAAGACTGAGTTCCTCAATACAAATGTCTCTAGACATATTGAACTCACATCTACAAAAAATCTGTTGATTGATGACCTGTGCCAAGTAACTGACAACATTCAAAAAGTCGCGTTTGATAAATCTAATCTAAAAAAACTTAACTCAATGCGTGGTAAGTTTGAAGGTAAGATTGAACAGACACAAAAGAATGTCAAGTTCTTCAATGACAATGATACTTGTCCCACCTGTACTCAAAGTATTGAAGAGACAATTAGGTCTAACGAACTCTTCAAACTTAACCAGTCTGTAGATAAACTATCGTCGGGATTGGAACAACTGATACAACAAATATCAATTGAGGAGGAGAAGGAGACTGAACTACAATCTCTTGTGACATTGCAGCAGCAAGTCAATGCTGACCTACAAACAAACAAGAAAGAGATTGAGTTGAATAAACGCTCCATCGAGAGATTGGAAAGCGAGATTAGAAATCTACAGAACACTAAGAACAGCAAGGGTGAGGCACATGAGAAGTTAGAATCTCTTAAGAAAGATTACGAAAACCTTAAGGAGAACCTAGTACAGGTTAAAATAGAAAAGGAATGTATGACCGCTGCTGGTGTACTACTAAAAGACAATGGTATCAAAACCAGAATCATTAAGAAGTATTTGCCTACGATGAATAAACTCATCAATCAGTATCTACAATCCCTTGACTTCTATGTAAACTTTACACTGGATGAAAACTTTGAGGAGACTATTAAATCTAGATTCAGGGACACTTTTTCTTACGAATCCTTCAGCGAAGGAGAGAAAGCTCGTATTGATATCGCTCTGTTGCTTACTTGGCGTTCTGTCGCTAAACTTAAGAATAGTGTGGATACTAACCTCCTCATTCTAGATGAAATCTTTGATGGGTCTCTTGATAGTATGGGTACAGGTGATCTAGGTTGGATACTCCGCAACTTTGATGACAACACAAACGTATTTGTTATCAGTCACAAAGAACAGATGAACGATAAGTTTGAAAGAACACTCACTGCTGAGAAAATTAAAAACTTCTCTGTCCTCAAGGAGACAGTTAATGAAGTGGTCTAAGGGGGGTTGCGACCCTCCTTTTTTTGTGTCATATTAGATTCATACGAAACGAACCGCATGAATACCAAAGAAATTGACGGTGCTATCGCCCGCCTGCTTGCCACTGAGAACCTTGTCGTAGAGCACCGCAACGTGCCTACCGCATCCTTCGACGTGGAGGATCGTATTCTGACTCTGCCTAACTGGGACTCTACTCAAGATGTGTATGACATGCTTGTGTCTCACGAAGTGGGTCATGCTCTCTTCACTCCTACTGAGTGGACTGGTGTGGTTGATTTTCCTAAGTCTTATTTGAATGTTGTTGAGGATGCTCGCATTGAGAAGATGATGAAGCGTAAGTTTCGTGGTCTTGCTCGTTATTTCAGTGCTGGTTATTCTGAA